TGTTTCGTAGGTCATGGTGGCTGCAAGTCGTTCTGTTTCGCCCCGCTCGGCAACACTGGCGCTGTATTCAGCTTGTTTTACAGCCATCATTTGAGGATTTTCGTCCATTTCGTAAGCTTTCATCAAAACAAAGTTCACAATGTCGTTAAAGGTCTCATCGGGCAACGACAGAACATCCGTAGTGGTTACTGTAACGTTTGCGGGCTGCGCAACGTACCGGAGGGTCATTGTGTAATCTTGGTTTGGCTTAGGCCAAAATGTGACATCCCCACCCCAGGCATACCAAAACTGAGGAGACCCAGTTTGAGTACCCAGCGGGTCTGCAAGTGAGATGCTTTCTTCTGCCTGCGAAATAGGGATATTACCCACCCGGCGACCATTCAACAAAATAGAAGCAATAGTGTCAATTTTGGGTGTGACCGATGTAAGCGCATAAGTTGCCGTGTTAGCTGTAACAGCGACAGTAGCTGTCGTCTGCAGAACCTGGTTTTGCTTAGAAATGTCAACCTGGGCTTCGTTGACCCAGCGCACAATATCTGCGTTAGTTAGCTGTACACCGGACTCATCACCGAAAATACGTTTAACAACGTTGTAAACGTCACCAACTGTTTTAGTAGGAGAACTATAGCTCATCGCTCAAACTTCTTTCCGTTATGAGTAATTGTGTGGAGCTTGTCCCGTCCCCCGCTCGCAAGAAATTCTATATGGTCGAGTCTATCCTCTAAATCGTCTTCTTGTCTCTTATAGTCTAGTAACTTTTTGGCGTTCTCTTCCGACTCGATACGTTTGAGAACGTTCTCAGCCCCGTGGCGTACAACGTCGCCGTCGAAAAGCCACGCAATAATCTTATGTGGCGTTTTCATATCTTCTTCAGACAAATAACGAACTACATACTCTGGCAGGTTGTCGGGTTTATCTAAGATAGCCCAAGGTTTTTGTTTTTCCTCGGGAGTAGTCCTGTCCTTTTGCGGGACATAAACCAGCGTGTAAGTAGGTTTTAGGTCTTGTAAAACTTGCGCTAAATGCACGTGGTCGTCGTTAACGAACTCTCCAAGGTCGGAGTTGAATACGCTGGATGATTGTCCTAGAAAAGTAGTCATAAGTCTAGTTTAGCTTATGCCCCAGATAAGTCACCCCAGGTGACAGTGGGGCTGTTAACCCAAGCAGTACCGTTGTACAACAAGAAATCTCCGTCTGCTGGGGTAGTAATAGTAACGTCGTCTAAGCTGTTGATTTTAGTGCTGGGAAGGGTACGCACTAGGATACGCCCCGAGCTTTGCTGTACTCGCGTAACCGCTGCGACAGGCCTTCGCCAAGCAGGAGAATCGGGTTGAGTGTTAGTTAAATCTCCTGGACTGGTCGGGTCAACATAAAGGAACGAACCAAGTTGCCAACCTGCATAATCTGTTTTAATTCCGTTAACGAAACCGAATTGGGTTACAAAACCGAAACCGTCAGCGGGAATACTCTCTGTCGTAACACCCACCAGTAGGTTGGAATCGTAACTTCCATTTGACGAAGCCGGTGACACAACAACGGTGTCTCCCGTAGCCCCCACAAACATGACCGCTTTACCGTCCTCAATAGCGGTAGTGGTGCTTTGGTTTTTAACCCGAACAACGTGCTCTTGACCGACCTGTAAATTAACGTGTGCATCCAGGCCAACCACCAGTGTTTCATGGTCAGCATCCCACGAAATCTGTCCAGGCTCAGGGTCGTGCGCAGCAGCAGTATCAAAACCAATGTAATCAATGCCCGTCAAAGACCCAACAGCAGTGTTATCAAACGCAACAGTCTCGGTTCCACTGTCGTACGTAATAGGTAACGTAGCCGCCACAACACCCGTCGGTCCGGGAGGACCCGTAGCACCAGTGTCACCAGTGTCACCCTTAGGCCCGACAGGTCCCACACTGGCAGCAAAAACAGTCCCATCAAACAAATACAGCGTGTCGTCAGTAGTATCAAACCAAATATCGCCAGTAGTAGGGCTAGTAGGCTCCACGGTGCCCACAGTCACATTTACACCAGTTCCGCCACCTCCAGCACCATTAATCCACTGCCCGGAGGCCGCATCATAGACAAGGGTCTGCCCGTCTTGAACATTAGTAAGAGTGACAGTCAGAATCTGCTTACCGGCATTGTCGTTATAGAAATTCCACTCATAATCCGACAAGGAGAGACCCTCAGGCAATGCGGAAACAGCCTGATAAAAAAGAAACTTATTTTCCATAACGCTCCAAAAAGATGATGGCCCAACCCCAGTATAGAGGTTGGGCCATCATTAGGGCGAGACTGTTTAGGCCTCGGTGATGTCAGACACCAAACCGTGAGTGTTACGACGGTCAGTAGCAAGCTCGTGGTATTCAACCATGCGAGCGTAGTACGCGTCGTAGTCACCGTTGCTGTCAGAGACTTGCTTCCACATTGAACCATCACGGTCAATGAAGTGCCAGTCTTCGTCACGGTAATACGTGAGTGCGTCTTCGTTGATGTACCACTGCTTGTTCAGCGGTGCGTCAACATCTGCAACCACAGGGATTTCGCCACGGTCAGTGGTGAACGCGAGACCGGAGAAACCACCAGTGAATTCCTGGGTGTTAACGGTCTGACGCAGCTGCGACAACAGGTTGAAGTAAGCACGACGAACACCGAGGCTCTGAAGGATTAGAGACGTGGAGCCACCCTTGGTGCGGATGTCATCAGTCATTCCAATCATCAAAGCTTCCGACAGTGCGCGGTTGGTGCCACCGTTAGAATCAACGTTAGCTTTCCACTCGGGCTCCACCGAAGGGTCGATGTTGTAGAGGGTTCCAGAAGCGCTGACAATTGCAGCGAGTCCAGTGAGTTCACGGTTACCACCAGCAGCAACACCAGAGCCCTTGCGGACAATGATGTCAGCAGCGGCAGTAGCGGTACCTGGGGTAGTCGTGAACGTAACGGTGTTTGCACCAGCAGTCAGGTCCACAGAAGCAACAATGAGTCCAGTGTTGTCAACGGTGTTACCAGTCTGAGTGTCAACGACCATACCAACCTGGAACAGACGTGCATCTGCAACAGGAACGACAGCACCAGTGTTAGCACCGGTAGCAACAGCGATAGCACCGTTACCCGAGCCGTACACCTGACGGTTCATGTCTTTCTTGAGGTCGTTCTTCAAACCCTCAACCTCGTTGTCCAAAGCCTTGGCAAAAGCCTTAGCGTCGGTGTCAGAGAGGCTGATTGCCTGACCGGTGAGCTGAACTCCACCGTATGCGTACTTCAAACCCACGCGGGCAGCAGCGTGACCCTGCTGACCAGCAGCAGGAAGTGCCTCGTTTTCAAAACGAGAACCGATACCACTGTTACGGCGGGTGTGAATTGGGAAGGTGACGTACTTTCCGCCAACTTCGTTGGTGACACCAGAGCCACTACGAGTAATACGCTTCAGCGCAACGATTTCTTCGTTAAGCTGCTCGCGGATGCGTCCCTGGTACACCTCCTTGAGATATGAATCAATAGTTGCAAGTGTTGCAGCCATAGTCTTTCCTTTCGTTATTGAAAGGAGATTAAACCTTTAAATTACCGACCTTGTTCAAGTGACGCAGAAATGAGGCTTTGCACATCATTTCTCGACATCTTTCCAAGGGGTTTTGTCTGCTGTCCTGCAGGCACGCCTCCCGAAGTGGGAAGCAATCTTGGGGCGGAATCTCCTGGGCGCGGTACTGCGCGGATACGGTTTACTGTTTTATCGACATACTCTTGAGCAACATCAGACAGTTTGCCTGCCTTGCCGCTGCTCTGAAGCTGAAACGCCGCCCGCATCAAAACTTCGCGCACATCATCCTCGGTAAAGTCTGGATGTACTTTTTTGAGTTCGCCAATTTCCTGTTCGAGTGCTGTGTCGGCTTCCTGCTGAACACGCGTTTGTTCTTGTTGGTCAAGAAACGCTTGCATCTGCTGTTGCTGTTGCTCCAGCTGTGCAAAACGCGGGTCAACGGGGGCTTCCCCATTCTCGCTCGTAGCTTCCTCATCGTCTACCGCATCCTGAAGTTCTGCTTCAGTTTCCGGCATACGACCATTTTGTTTTAGGAATTCACCTAAAGCATTGTAAATAGTTTCAGGTTCCGTATCGAGCCTCTGAGCAATAGCTGCATAATTTTGCAACTGCTCCGGTGAACCCAACTCGTTGTACTCTTTGAGCTGCTGATTCAACGAAGAAATACGAGATTCCGCATTTTTGTCGAAGTTCTTAAGGTCATCCTGAATACTATGAAAGCTAACAGGGTCGAGTTTTGAACGCAATGAATCCCAAGCAGGATTCCCACCCGATTCCTCGGCTGGTTGCTGCTCAGTTGTTTCGCCTACTGGCCCTGAAGATTCCGACACTTCCGGTGATGTGTCAATCTCTGTACCTGTAGTTTCGTCCATCGTGTTCTCCTTATTCGCCGTACCTCCCAATGAGGCCCTAGCATTTGGATTTTATTATACGTTATTTAGTTGTTAGTCACATACTTTTTTAGGAAAGTGCGTGAATTGCGTACGTCAAATCGTTGTAAGTCATTTTCAGGACTTTAGCGTTTGTGTACGTGCTTGCATCGATAGCTTGAATTTCCGTCTTCAGCTGAGCGATAGTTTTACGTCCGTAGTTTCTTGTGGGGCGGTACTCCATTTGAGGAACAGTACTCGCCACTACATCGAAATCTGCCATGGTTATACTCCTTGCTCAGGGGCCATGTCGGGTACTGCCCCATTAGGAGCCATCATAGCACCTGGACCCATTTCAGGGCCACCTTCTTCGCCAGGGGGTGGGCCAGCCATCATTTGAGCCATGGCACGTTCTTGAAGAATTTGCTCGTGCTGCGACACATGCTCAGCAAACTGAGTTTTTAACTCTTCCGGTAAAATTTCGTACTCTTGAGACATACGGAATTTGTTGTGAGTTTCAATATGCACTTCGTGAATATCAAAATCATCGACAGGGATAATAGCTGGTGCGGGCATGTTTTGAATTTCCTGCATAATCTCAGGATTCTGCATTGCCTCTGGAGGCAACTGAGTCATAATTTCTTGCATAGCCTGTTGACGCGCCATTTCAACATCTTCTACAGTCATCATCTTCATCTTGATGTTTTCGCGCTGAGCTTTACGCTCCGCCACATTCATGGTGTCTAGAATTTTTTGAGCCCCGCCAATTTCAAGCAAACGTGAAGCAGTGGGCTGGTCAATAATTCCGACAGAGAACATGTCCATCACACGGGCTTCTTGAGCAGCTTTAGATTTTGCGTAACTAGAGCCGGGTTCAATACGAATGTCTGTACCGGAAGCAACGTCAGCACCCTTCAACAACATTGTGTCGAAAGCACCGTCGGCACCAATTGTACGAATCTTGCGAGGCAAGTCAACATACTGCACAAACAATTCAATTGTCTGCGTAGCAATTTTTTCAATACCCGCTTCAATGCTTTGGAACTGAGGCGTCAAGTACTGGTTAGAAGCTTCCTGCAAATACGAAATAGCCGTACCGGAAGTAACACCCGCAGGGGCGTCACCACGCGACACCTCACGCTCACCCGAAATGTCAATCCAGTCATTTAGCACACGGTCTTGCTGGTCCAGGTAGTACTGAGGCAGCGGCGACAAAGGTAACGGCTGAGGAGGTGCCATACCAGGCTTGTACTGAATTACTAGGCCAGGTTCGTTTGTCAGCTTAGATGGAACAATAGAGCCCATCGGTGCAATCAGTTGCGGCTTAGCCATGCGTCGACCCGCCTCACCAATTTCAGAGCGCAGACCGTTATATTCTTTCTGCAATTGCGACAAGTCCACAATGGGGCTGTCAGCGTAAAACGTTGCCGTGGGGATGTGCTCAAATTTAGTAAACGGGTACATTTCGTGGCCGTAAGGAAAACCGTCTTTTTGGCAGCTGATAAGAATGTCATCAACAGAAATAACTACACCACCCTGAGGGAAAAGTTTTGTAGCTCCCGGCTTAATCCAAGTTTCGTAAACAATAACGCTGTCAGGAGCTTTACTGTGGCCCAAGTTTAGGTAAGCCTCATCAAGAATCTGATTGGCGCTAGAAACACTGGGAGACAACTGAATGTCACCAAGCTCTTTAGCAAAGTAATGCTGTGCCCATGCAACAGGTTTGGTGTAAGCGTTAATAACAAACGGCTGGTCTTCAATGTCTTGTTCGCGGATGTCGGGGACAAAAAGATGAAACGGTGTTACGTGACCGTATTTAATGTCCCCGTATTCCCCAGAAACTTTATCTAGACAATAAGGGTCCCAGCTCGTTTTGAGGAACCCGTTACCTGTAACAATGGTCCACCACATTGCGCGTGACATGTGCTGACGCAATTTTTTAGACTCACTAATAGAAGTCCAAGCCTGCTCAGCCGCAAAAGCTGCCCGCTGGTCCTGGTCTTCGCTAGAAGCAGGAATGGCTTGAGCGGAGGGAAATGAGGAAAGCAGTTTCGACATTTCCCACCGCACGTAAGACCGGATACGGTTAATAGTTTTGCGCTGGTGGTAATAAGGCTTGCGAGGAGTAAACAACTTGTCCTGGTAACCTTCGGGAAAGCTGCCGCGTGTTTGCTCTACCCAGTGGTGGCCGTAGAACATGGACATGTTGTGAAACCACTGCAGCTGTTTTTGGCTGCGGGCAGTTTTAGCCTTAGTCCACTCAGATTGTACCCAAGCGACTATTTTGCGTGCTTCTTCGCTTTCACGGAACTTTTCAATGTTTAGACCGTCCTCAGGTAATTTAATTACCGTAGAACTCTGGTTCAACTCCAGTGAGCTCTGCGAATAGCTGTCGGGCTTCTTGGCCATCTAAATCTTCTCCTGCTGCAAGGTTTGGATTCCTAGTGGCAATTCTTTCAGATTCAGCCTCATCGGAAGGGTCGTAGTCCTGGTAACCACTATAATCTAAAGTTTGATTCATCGCTTGAATTTGTTGATACACTAGCGGGTCGCTTGACGCTACCAGTGCCTGCGCTTTTGCGTTCAGGTCCGTCAGAGTCTTTATCGACTTCTGGTGTTCCTGCTGCTGTATCTTCAGCAACTGCGAGTGGTGGTCTAGCATCTGTGTCAGCGACTGCTGATTCCACCAGTGCTGCATTACCATTAACCCCAACAGTGTTGCGACTAACATGCTCAACAAAATGGTTGATAGCATCTTTATTTATCTCCTTCATTGCGTCGTTGTATCCTCTGTCGTAAACTTCTTTATCGTATAACTCGACAGAAACGGGTTTTTCTTCGTCAAATAGCCCAGCCAACTGAGCCATTTCTCTAATTACGTCTACCGACAGGTACATGCGCCCCCGGTCTACCACAGTCTTGGACAGGTCAATGCCCGTGTCCACGAATGGTCCTTTACCTGTTCTCGTAATCCAGCAAACGCCGGGCTGTAATGCCGGGGCGTCGGTCAGGAAGAATCTGCTCATTAGTAGTAATCTCCATATCCTGCAATAACGGTAGGTCCGTCATCGTATGCTTTATCTTCTGCAAATTCGACGTTAGGGTCTTCTCGCATTTTCAAAAGCAAGTCCTCATATCTTAGCGTAGTCGGAGGGTCTTCGTCACCTTTTGCTTCAACAAAGGGCGTCAAATCGGGGCGAGTTGTAGCAAAATAGCGGGCACTGTCAAAAGCATGGTCGTCCTTTTTGTGGACAACTTCTTGTTTATTCATCTCATACGCCATTTTGTCGGAGCTATAAGACCCCCACCGCAGTTTTTTCATCTCACGAATAAAATTGGCGCAGTTACGAGAAATAACCCACTTAGGTCGGTTTTTGCCCCAACGGGTGTCGTCACGCAACCTAAAATAGGCTTGCATTTTCTCAATACCAACCATCACGTCGTGAGGTATGCCCTCAACGTTCACGTAGACCCCGTGAAGAGCATATTCTTGGATAATGGATGTTCCGGTTATCCCAGACCGTTGCCGCATCGCAGGGTCGCCCATACGCTCTACAGAGTCAGGTTTACGGCCCCAGCTAAGCTCCCGCTGCTTCACAAGCTGTGCATGCTCCGACACAATCATGTTCGACTGGTAATGCTCCGCGAAAGTCACAATATCGCCGTTGGGAGACACGGCGTGCCACAACCATGCTGTCGGGTTGTTCAAACCGTGGTCGACAGAAGCATAAACAGCCCAATCCCTGGGAACGTCACCCGGACCAAAATCTACAAGATATTGGTCAAGATTTTGGCCAAAATCAGGAAACACCAAACCACTACGAGCAACAAAGCTACCCTTCTCACGAATCTCCCTCTCTTCCTTATTCATACCCACCATATAAAAATTCATATCATCCGAATCCGCCTGAATATACGGATTCTGCTCAGCCGACAAAGTAAACGTGTCAATCCAATCAACTTTGCCCTCTTGGGTAGGTTCCCACAAAAGGTCAAACGTCCAACCCATTCCTTTAGTCGGCGTAGCCGCAATCACCCAAAAACCGTTGTAGTCAATCAAACGCATCATCGACTCATTAAAAATGTTCTGAGGAGGCTCCTCGTCAAAAAAGATTCCGTGGCGGGGAACCCCACCCAGCTTCATCATGTCCATACCCCAGGTAACAAAATCAATCGTTGACCCGTTCTCAAACGTCAAAATGTAGTTAGTTGCGTCCCAACTCTTAGACCAATCGCTATCTTTTAAATATGAGCGCGGTATCCACCTCTTCATTTTAGGTAAAATAATCTGCTCAATACCCTTAGCTACATCTACAACTACAAACCTAAGTTGGATAGGTCCAGAACCCCACCCGGGGGGCCGCTTAAGAAATGGATGACTATTTGTAGCCCACCAGATAGACTCAACGACTTCAGCGTCGGTTTTTCCTCCACGGTTACCCCCCGAAATAAAGCGTCCTCTTTGGTTAGATTTATGGAACCTCAGCTGTTCGGGGTAATCTTTTTCACCATAATTAAGAATGTTTGGTTGGTGAATACTTTGGTCAAGCTCAGCAACAGCCAGCTGTAAAAGCTCGCTGGCTGTCGGTTGTCTCTGCTTAGCAGGCATCAGGCAGTTGAATTATCCGTTGCTCCGAGACGAACAAGAATAGCATTAACCGACAAACGCCAAGCATCCGAAGCCCTAGACCCGCTAATTACTTGGCCCTCCAAAATAAAAGCAGAGTCACCGCCATCGTGAACATGGTCGCCAGGAGAAGACTGGTTAGGTCCCGGCCCTAAAGTGTGATGCTGAGCCTCCGCACGAGCATCCAAATCACTGTTTGTGTGAAAATCCTCTACCGCTTGCGCAGGAGGCTTTGGGTTTTCATCCGCACCAAAAGTACCCGAGTCATTATCCGACAACATAGCCATAGTTATCTCCTAAACAGCTCTCATTGTACTCGTACCCAAACTTTTAGACCCGCGCTGCCACTTACCGCAAGCTTGACATTGAAAACGCTGGTACATACCCGAACCTGTCGTCTCCGTACCGCGAGAGTTCAAATGCTCAGAACCGCACGAAATACAAGCATCCGGCCTACCATCAATAATTGCCCTATTTGGGTGGTTTTTAATCCAAGGCAAAAACTTTTCATACAAGCCAACAAGAAGGTTCACGTCTTGAATCTGGTACTTCTTCATCTCACGCCAAGCTTTATCATCACCAGCAAGGCATTTAATCCACAGCTCAAACCCGCTATGTTTAACTTTTGCCCCCATACCCAATTTTTGGGCAACATAATCTAGCTTGTTAGAGGGAAAACGAAACCTAGACCTGGCGACGCGCAGCAAATCAATTTCCTTATGTGGAGACGGTGGAAGCATGTCGTTTTCAATAAATTCACGGTACAAATGCTTTACGTCAAAGCCTGCCGAGTTCCAACCAACCACCGCATCGGCCTCATCTAAAAGCTGATGTATGGCTGTAAGCATGTCGATTTTGCCGTCGTGGTGAACTGAGCTAAAGTGTACTTTACGTTGCCCGTACCACCGGGCACCAAAACAGATAACTTCAGTAGAGCTAATCATTTGACCTATTGAAATGTTCTGGTCCCACAGGCCCCAAACGTAAGCCATGTTTGGTGATGTTTCGAGGTCTAATAAAAGTATCTTCATAAAAGCGTCCTTTTTGTCAGGGATAGCTTAGCGTATAAAAGGAATAAGTATGGATGATGTAGAAATTGTAGGCGGATACGCCTGTCCCATGGACCCGGCAGAAGCGTTACTTTGCGACAGTTGCCAATAGAAAAAGCCCCCATTTAGGGGGCTTTTTCAGTTGTAGCTACTTACCGTCAGAAACAGCTTTGTAGTTTGCGACAGATGTTAAAAACGAAACTACACCAGCCAAAGCAGAAACCGACACAACATCAAGCCAAGAAACCTCAATGATGCCAGCTACCTGCGAAGCCGTAATAACAGCTACAGCGGTCTGGGCGATAGTCTTTACGGCACGTTCTAACGAATAATGTACGTACTCAATCATGGTAACTCCTAGTAATTGTTTTGATTTAATGCTCTTTGTAACGCAGTAATTGTACCGCGCCCCCAAACCCCGTCAATGCTACCCAAATGAAAATCGGTACCCTTGAGACGTTTCTGGACAAGTTTACGAGTCTCTTTACCCATAACACCGTCTACTTTAGCTCCTGCGGAACGTTGAATAGCGGCGTACGTCATTTTGCCCGGCCTACCATCAATGATGCCTTCGTAGCCCCAGTCACGTTTTAACACTTGTTGCCAAGCTTTCCACGTACCTCTACCCAATTTTCCGTCAACCTTTAAGGGTCCTGGCTTAGAAGCAACAACAATTTCCCTGTCAATATAAGCCATCGGGTCGACAGTGTTTCCCCATTTTGGGGATTTGCGTAGCTCGAAGTGGCAGTGGTTGCCGTTGGAAGCACCCGTATTTCCAGATAGATATATTTTTGTTCCTGCAACTACGCGGGCACCTATTTTTAAAGTGGTGCGGTCTCGCCCGTGGTAGTAGACGCTGTATAGGTCTGTGGCGTGTTTGATGATGACGACGTGCCCGCCGCCTTTGGGTGACCAACCAATGTGGTGAACGATTCCGTCGCCTGCTGAGAGTACGTCGAAGGTTCCGCCAAAGTCAACCCCGTGGTGCATTTTGCCGAGTTCCCCTGTGATGGGGTGTCGTCTTGGCCCGTAGGGTGAGGTGATGGGGCGTTCTGGTGCCGGGTTAGATAGTTTCATTATGCCCGCCATCTTACGATTACGATACCGGAACCACCATCGCCGCCACCTTCAGGAACATCAGCGTTACCACCGGCACCGCCCCCGCCAAGTCCGTCAGTTCCAGCCGCGCCAGCTTCAGTTCGATAAGTGCCATCAGCACCACCGCCTAAACCGCCAGTGCCTTCTCCGCCCGCGCCATAAGCGCAACCCGCACCGCCGCCGCCGTAATACACAGCAGAACCCGTAATAGAAACTTGCACACCATCGCCGCCGTCCCCACCGGCACCACCGGCAGCAGAGCTGTTGCCAGCGTCACTACCGACAGCTCCGGCTCCACCACCACCAGCACCATTTAGGTAACCGGCTACACCACCGTTGTTGCCAATTCCAGGTGTACCATAACCAAGGTTGATAGACGCGCCGGGGTTTACCATATTAGAGCCACTGTCTCCCCCGCCGGACCCGCCGACGCCCCCACCAGAAGGCCAGTAGTTGTTTACAATGTTGACTCGCCCACTTATACCCCCGCCGCCGCCACCACCGGCAACATAGTATTTCCACAAAGAACTTGCCTCACCACCGGCCCCTGGCGTTCCAGCTTGGCTGTGGTTAGGTGTTACAGCGCCACCATCACCGACAACAACATCAAGAGCACCGGCAGGTAAATAAATGTTTTCGACATAGAGAACACCACCTGCTCCGCCTCCACCGCCATAGGAACACCCGCCGGAACCCCCACCACCAACAATTAGAACGTCAAAGAACCCGCCACGAGTAACCGTCAAAGTCCCATCAGTAAGGAACGACACATACTCATAATCGGCACCATCAGTGTACGAACCCGTAGGCGTGTTAGAAGCCAACCCGAATACGGTTGTGTCAGAGAGTAGACTCCACACACCGAGCGTGTTGTTCCAAACGTACCTGTCGTATATTTGCCCGTCAGTTGGGGCAGAGGGAAAATCAA